CACATCGTCCACAGTCCATTCGGTTCTGGCCTCAGTCATGGCGCTTGCCTCCCTCACCGTAGAGGCGTTCACCCAGACGACGGACGAACTGTTTCTCCACCCAGTCGAGCCGTTCGTCGTGCTCGCTGACCACCAGGATGTGATCGGTGCGCCAGCCATCGCGTTTGACGGCGTCCAGGTCTGGCGTAGTGGGCTGCAGGTTGCCCAGGGGGCAGCGGTAGCGGTATTGGGGCACTTTCATGTCACATCCCCTCCGTAGCCATCTCACGGGCCAGGTACAGCAGGGCGATGGCATCGGCTTCGTTGTCGTCAGCCGGGGCATGTCCACGCGCACGGACAGATGCCACCATTTCGTCCTTGCTGGCGTTACCTTTACCCGTGGCGTGCTTCTTGATCGTCCCAACCGGAATGCCCTGGTACGGAATCTGGTGGTGCTCGCACCAGGCAGTGAGCTGTCCCATGAAGCCACCGTAAGCGTGGGCGGCGTCGACACCGACGTGGCGGCGGACCTCTTCGAAGACGACTTGGTCGATGCCGTCGTTGCACTGCTTGATGTCGGTGAGCCAGCGCTTGAACCGCAGAAAGCGCATGCCGCCGCCTTCGAAGCGTTGGGGTTTGAAGGATTGGCTGCCACTGGTGATGCTGCCGTCACGGCTGGTCAGTGCCCAGCCGGTTTGTGTGCCCAGATCAAGGGCGAAGATGGTCATTGTGTTCATTGGTCACTCCATGCGTTTTTTGGCATCTGGTGACCAAAGGTGACCCGTTTCTCGTTATCCGCTCGCGCCTGCGCACGTACACGTGTAGAGAGATAACGATATGCCGGTCACTTTCGGTCACCCACTGGGGTCTGTCGATTCGGTCAGTCGTCGCGATAGGGCATGTAGGCGCCCGGCTCGCGGGGTTTGAGCGACAGGCCTGACAGGGCTTTTGCCCCGCCATGCAGGCGTGTGCGCGCAAACCCACGGTTGATGAGTTGCTGGGTGAGCCAGCGGCTGGTGCCCACGTACTCGCCACGCCGCTCAGCGCGCTCACGCCAGCGCTGGTAGATCGCGGAAATCGCTTCCCGCGCCACGGGCGATTGCTGGCAGTCCTCGTCCAGGAACTCACCAATTGCGTCCTCTTCTTCGAAGTACTCATCGGTGGCATCGAGCACCTGCTGGGGCGGGTCGAGCCGGCCCTGACGCTGCCACTCCAGACAGCCTTGAACCGCCCAAGCCAGGATCCCATCCCGTTCAGCCAGCAGCTTTTGCTGCAGGTGCTTGTCACGCCTTTCCGGTGGGACAGTGATCGTGAACGGGATCAGATGGAGGCGCCGCTTCATCGCTTCGTCGATGTTGCGGATGGCTGGCTTGTGATTGCCTGCCACGATCAGCTTGAACTGCGGCATGAACTCGAAAAAATCCTGGCGCATGAAGCGCGCCGAGATCTTGTCGCCACCGGTCAAGCTCTTGACCTTGGACTCGGCCCAGCGTCGCCCTTGCTCGGTTTCGATGGCGGCGACAAACCGGGCCCCACGCAGGCTGGCCATATCGGTCGGGTGCCTGTCTGTGCGGGTCTCCATGAACGTGTCCATGGGCGCGTTGGTGGCGTAGTCCCCCAGGATGGTGGCCAGGGTGTTCACGAACACCGATTTGCCGTTGGCACCCGTGCCGTACAGGAAGAACAGCGCGTGCTCGCGTGTGGATCCAGTCAGCGCATACCCTGCCATCCGGGCAAGATAGGCTTGCAGTGCCTGATCACCGCCCGTGACCTCATGGATGAACTGCCGCCAGGTGGGGCAATCACCCGCGGGGGTGGCCGTCGTGATCTTGGTCAGTCGGTCCAGACGGTCGTGGGAGCGCAGCACGCCATTCTTGAGATTCACCACGCCGCCTGGCGTGTTGAGCAGCCAGGGGTCGGCATCCCACTCGTCGGCGGTGGCGGCATGACGCCGATCGGAGCGTGCGAGCCGCTCCAAGCCAGCTACCGTGCCACTGCTGGCGAGTTTGGCGGCCACCCGATGAGAATCGGCCTTGAGTGCGGCCTCCCGACAGATCTGGCGCATCAGGTGGTGCGCCGCCAGAGTCTCCTCGGTTTGCCAGCGCTTGCCGGTCCAGAACACCCACTTGCCCCACAACGCGACATAGCGCCAGTCCTGGGCGTACCGACCCGAGAAAGTCAGCGCCAGCGCGTCTTCAGTGGCCCAGACCGATTGCTCGGTCGGATCTGCTGCCGGCGTGGTGTCTGGCGTTGAAGGCTGGAATTGGATGCGCTCACCGTGGGCAAGGAAAGCCTCCACATCAAAGCCCTCAGCAATGGCGTCGGCTGCGTCCCAGCCATCCGCACTTCCTTGGGGGTCTTGCGACGTAGGATTGGACGGCGGCATCAACACCGCGCAGTGCTGGGCTCCTGCTGCCATGACCGCCTCGGCGGCATTCATGGCGTACTCCCAGCCGGGTTTGTCGCGGTCGGGCCAAATCAGTACATGCTTGCCCTGCAGGGGTGACCAGTCGGTCTTGTCGATGGGCGCGTTGGCACCGTGCATCGCGGTGGTCGCGCAGTGGCCCGCGTCGATCAAGGCCTGGGCGCATTTTTCGCCCTCGACCAGAATCACCCGGTCGGCATGAGCAATGCCAGGTTGGTTGAACAACGGCCTCGGATCGGGCGGCGCCATTTTGCGACGCTTGGCATCCCAAGGGCGGAATTCCTTACGTCCAGGACTGGGCTCATAGCGATACACGCAGGCAATCAGACTGCCGTCAGCGGCAAGATAGTCCCACTTGGCGGTGGCTGGACCCAATTCATCCACCGGCGCGCTTGCCTTGCGTCTGGCGGGTGACACGGCGGGCGCTCGGCCGAGCAGTTCCCGGGCGAAGCTGAGGACGGCCGCGAAATCACGATGCGTGTCCCAATGGCGGTGCGCAGCGATGAGCGCAAAGACATCGCCACCATTACCCGTGGCGCGGTCGATCCACAGGCCCGCCCGTTCACCATCCAGCTCGATCTCCAGACTGCGACCTGGACTGCCCAGCACATCGCCAACGACGAATTTGCCGTGTGTCACCTTGCCCGCCGGAAATAAAGCAAACAGCACGCCCTCGAGCCTTGCCATCAAGGCCGATCGCAGTTCATCCCGCTCGGAATTTCCGCTGGGTGATGGAGCTGCGGGTTCTTGGTCGTTGAAATCAAGCATGGACACCTCCTTCATCGGTGTCTGATGGATTCAAGTAGCCAGCCTTGGTCGCGATCTCTCGCATGAAGTTGGGGGACAGACCGACCTGGTCGCACCACAGCTCCAGGCGCCCGTCTCGAAAGAAACGTCTGGCCTCAGTGCGCAGATGTTTAGAGGGCGAACACAGGTCAATGAACGCCTGTTTGATGACAGCCACGACCAGTCGCGACTCCGGACACACGACAGCGACATGGCGAAGTAGCAGACGCTCCAGCAGGGATGCACCGATCAGGGGTTTCTGGCGACGAGTGGTCACCGTCAATGCCTCGATGACGGGTTGAGGAAGACGCGCATTCATGACTTCACCCCCGATGCGCTCACACCCTGCTCGCGCCAACACCGACGCGCCCAGGCGCAGTACTTGCACTCGTAGAAACTCGGCTCAGAGGCCACGCGCGGCAGCAATTCACCAGCCTCGGTCGCCTGGATGACTTTGACAGCGCGATCAGACATGCGCTGCGCAAGCGCTGCATCAAACGGCACCAGCTCCAACCAAAGCTCCTGGGTGTCCTTATTGATGGCGGTGAACAACGCAGGCTGAGATGCGATGCCAGGAATGCTCGGCTCCATGTACGCCTGATAGATCGCCATTTGCGCGGCGTAGATCGGCTTGGTCACGGTCACGCCCTTTTTGGCGGTGTCGCGCCAGTGTTTGTCGTTCATGGTCTTGCACTCCCAGAGCATGGGAAACGACAAATCCAGGTCGGCAGGAGCACCAGCGATCACGCCGTCGATATGCCCCTGGATACGGCCACCCGCGACGGAGAAGCCGAATTGCTCGCCATCCTGCTTGCGGGTGTAGAGGTCGAAGCCAGCCAGGCGCAGCCAGCGAATGGCCAGGTCCTCCATGACATGGCCGACTTCAAAGATCCGCAGCGTGCGACCCGGCAGCTCGGCACCGTCGTCCACCGGCGCGTCGACGTACTCGTATTGCAGGGCGCGCTCGCAGGGCACACCGAGGCGTGAGGCGCCCAGATAGCGCCGGCGGGCCTGCTGGCTGCGCTCGGCTTGCAAGGCTGCATCCAGCAGCATTGACACCTGCTCGTGAAATTTGGGTTGATGGTTCAGGTCGATCATCAAAATGGAATCCTGTGGTGATCGCCACCCGTGCTGGCAGTGGCCTTGCGGCTGGCGAGTTGTTCAAAGAAAGTGCGATCGCGCTCGACCATGCGTTCGTGCTCGGCCAACATGTGGGCCTGATAGGCGTCGACCACGACCTCCACCAGGCGCAGGACTTCGTCCTTGCCGTAGTCGGCCAAAGGGCGATCCATGCCGATGGAGGCGACGTACTCACCCAAGGGGCCGAGTGCGGATCGCATAGCGGCGATTTCCATATCGCTGGGATCAATCACGGCGTCCTCCTGGGACTGGGTCAGGCGCGACATGAGCTTGGAGAACGCGTTCTGACACCGCATGGAGCAGAACACCCAGCGATCGCTGTAGCGACGGGTATCGGAGCGCGGCAGGCGGGCGTTGAAATACCCCAAGCCCTTGGCTTGGCGGGAGCACACAGCACATTTGCCACTCATTGCATTCGTTCTCACCGTTGGTTTCGCGAAACTTCGCTGCGCTCGTTTTCACGCAACCTCCCGAAGCTCAGTCATCACCGCATCGTTGGCAGCGGTGACCAAACGCTGGATAGCGGTCTTGTTGAACTGGAAGGTCAGCAGCGCAGAGGCCTGATAGCGGGTCAGGCTGAAATCAGCACGCAAGGGTGCAGGCAGGTAGCGCAGTTGCCCGGGCGTGGGCGACTCCTGCAGCCAGCGACGGGTTTTGTGGGCGGCATCGTCGACTTCCTGGTCATTGAGCCAGTCATTGGCCTGGGCCAGACACACCGTGCGCTCCCCTGCGCCTAGCAAGCGAGGAGACAGCTTTTCGGCACCACCCACCGCGTACCAGCGTCCGGCAAGGAAGAAGACCCCCGCCCAGGCTTTGAAACCGGTGGCCAGCAGCGCACAGTCATCGCCGAAGAGATCGCACCAGGCAAAGTTGGAGCGTTTGAGCAGGTCGATTTCGGTCATCACGAAATCGCTGATCTGATGCCGCGTCTCCTCGATCTCCTTGGCAAAACTGTGCCCACATAGCGGGCACTCGCGACTGGCCATCGGTACTTCTGCATCACACTGCGGGCAGCCCTTGGTCGGTGCCTCACCGTCACCGGCGAAGCCATCTAGATCAACTTCCTGTTCCAGACTGCCGTGACGCAAGGACGCCGTTCCGAAATCCAAGACCACGCAGTCCGTCTTGATGACGCCCGGGTGTTCGGCAGGATCGACCACGCGAAGGCCGCGACCGACCATCTGGATCAAGGTGGACTTGTAGGAGCTGGGGCGCAGCAGAACGATGCACGAGGTGGGCGTATAGTCATAACCCTCTGTGAGTACGGCGACATTGACCAGCACCGTCACATCGCCGGTTTCATAGGACGCCAGCGTGGACTGACGTTCGGCAAGAGTCATCTCGCCATGAACCACAGCGGCCTTCACCCCTGCTGCAATGAATGCATGACAAACCGCATAGGCGTGATCGACCGTGGAGGCAAAGGCAATGGTCTTACGACGGGCGGCATGCTCCTGCCAGTGCTGGACCACCGCCGCATTGACAGGCGTGGTGTTCATGATCGACGCCACGGCGTTCATGTCGTAGTCGTCGGTCAGTTTGCGCACACCGTCGAGTGCGTCGCGGGTGCCAACGTCCACCACAAAGGTACGTGGCGACACCAGGTGGCCGGAACGGATCAACTCACCCAATCGGATCTGATCCGCGACGTTGGAAAACACTTCCCGCAGACCTTTGCCGTCGCCGCGATTGGGCGTGGCGGTCACGCCATAAATCAACGCATGCGGGTTTTTGGCGAGCACGGAGTCGATGACCAGCCGGTAAGTCGGCGCTGCGCAGTGGTGGGCTTCGTCGATCACCAGCATGTCCAGCGTGGGCATCTGCTCGAGGTTGCGCGCCAGGGTTTGCACCATGGCGAAGGTGGCCTGACCCGACCACGATTTCTGGTGGGCATCGAAGATCGAAGTGCTGACGTGCGGATTGACGCGGCCAAACTTGGCCAGGTTTTGCGCAGTCAGCTCATCCCGATGAGCCAGAACACACGCCTTGGCATCCGGGT